AAGCGGTCATCATTGACTATATCATCTGTAAATCTAGTAACCTTTTCTGCTGTAAAGTATGCGTTGTCAAATCTGTCTGTGCCGTAGGGCACTACGAAGTTAGCGGTATCCACAGTACGATACCAAGGCATATTATTCATAACATTGGAGGCCCACTCTACTTTATCACCTCCCTTCGTCATCGGAGCATCAGTCCCCATCGGCTCAGGGGTGGGCGTGTACTGAGCACCAAAGCCGAACTTACCAATCCCCGTTCCGTGAAAGAAAGCATTCTGCACCTGACGCTTGCTCTCATGTTTGACTCCCATATGGTGCATCATTTGGTTACTTACTCGTTCCATCACCTTAGCTACTGCTACGGCCTCTGGACCTGGCTTTTTGGGAGTTATACTTATACCAGGGTTTCTAAAATAAATCCTAGGTGTCAGCATCCTCAGCATCATGAAGACAACATTCTTAGGGAGGATATTATGATTACTGTAGTCACTGCGATAGTATGCCTGCCACAGCTTCCAGTCTTCCTCACTAGCCCACTTCTTGCGGTACTCTTCACCAGCTTTAATCTGGTCTTCCCACCACGCTACTTCGGGCTTTCCGTTTTTATATCCTTCCATTGTTCTAGTATCTTGTCTACTGCTGGGTATTTAGCTTTAGAGTATTTCTCTACTAAGTCTGCTCGGTAGCAAACATTTTCTATAGCAAGGTTTGTGATTGTTCTACTTGCTCTGGCAAAAGCATCCTTTGCTTGGTCTCCCCGTGCTGTAACTTTGAGTATAGGTCCGAACTTCTGTGAGCAGTAGTAGTGCCCATTCTTGATAAGAGCATTATTGAGACCAACGTGCTTGAGGTTAGCATCCACCAATCCGTAGATACGATAGTCCTTGGTGGTAGGCCATCCGATATGTTGAAATCTGACTGCAACATAGTATCCTGGTATTAGATTGAGATCGGAGCGAGTACCACCTGCAAGCTCAAGCAGAACATCCATAGGCGGTTCCTGTATGCCTTCAAGCATTGCCTCAGTATTGTCAAACGAGAAACCTGCATAGATGTCAGTTAGTAATGTTGTTTCATCAAAGTCTAGTCTTACAGGGCCACGATAGTACCCCTTTTCAAACAGTGGTTTTAGTTTGCGAAATCCCTCGAATATGGGCTTAGGTACGTCCTCAAGCGTCTTACTAACAGTAACCATCGCTCCCACATTCGGCCCAACGTGATGTGAGATAAGCTCTTTATGATAGGTAGATAGGAGAAATGGAGTACACCACTTACGACCATTCCAGTATGCCTCAACGCTGTAAAAGCCTTTCCCAACCCCAAGAGGCATTTCAGTAAGCTCCAGTATGCTACGGCGGTTAGTAACGCTCCTAGAAGCATAAGTAAACAACCTACTGATACCGAGAGTCCTAGTAGGTGCGTTCTCAAACCTAAACTCTTTGTAGCCAAAAAATGGGTCATCTGTCAGTACCAGATCACTACGGTTAACATATGGTTTCCATGCGCCTACGCGCTCGTACAAGCCTTCGCCCGTATCACTATAGTCATTATGTATAAATACCTTGACTTCGTGACCTTCTTGCGACAATCGAGTCGCCAATGCTAGGCCAATGCCTGTACTCAAAAAGAGTACTTTCATCGTGGCAGTAAGTTATGTCCTATCGGAAATTTAGACTGGTTATAGTTAGCAAGTATGGCCTTAAATGTAAAGTCAGCTTGCGGGTTAATTACCTGTGGTCTGTCTACGTCATATGCTAGTTGAGCAGCCTGCCGCAGCAAAACCTCGTTGGCGAGTGCCGATGCTATAACGGTGTCATCATGACAACCATCCCTAGCCTCAAGCCTCGTAGTAACGTCTGATGTATTCTTCTCTATGAAGCTAGACAACTCACCACGGAGGTACGGTGATACTACTGTCAACCCAGATGCTAAGGCTCTCCTAAGATTACCTATAATCACGGGCTTGGAGCGCCTAGTAGTCTGCGTACCTCTGTCGTAAGTCGTTTGGCTAAACTTCTCATCTCTATAGATACTCTCGATAGGGTATTGTTCGAGGAGCTGATAGAGTGTGAGGATCCCGTGGTTGTTAGTCTCGATGTTGATTGGTGCTTGGTTAAAGAACTCTCCAACCCAAGTAAGAACTCTTGCGAACTCATCAGGGGGAATGTTATTATTAGTGTACTCCCCGACTTGTCTGTAATCCTCAAGCGAAAAGACTTCGATGACAGAGTAGTCACCTCCAACTCCTCCACCAACATCGACTCCAATACCATAGTGGTGGTTGGGCCTAGGATGCTCTGTATCGTAGCTGAGATAGGTGCTGTCAGGGTGCTCTTTCCACCTGCTCCCGATGTCCTCATACTGAACTCTGTGGAAGAAACTTTGACCACGGGTTTGAAAGCACTCATCTAGGGTTAGGGGATACTCTTGTCTGAACAGTGCCAAGTCACCATCCATATCATCAATCTTGCGCCTACGCCAAGACATCTGCCCTGGGGTAAGTTCGTGATCCTGAAATACTTGGTCCTCTTCATAAGTCTTGTCGAGTTCATACACCTCCTCCGGAGGCCACTCATCTGTATACTCTGGGAAGGTCTTCCATGATAAGAAGTGTAATCCATACTCATTGCGTGGATTTAGTGCCGCCATCGCACGCCTGTGATACCAAGTCTCTGCTCCATTTCCTGTGGACTCAAATACTATCATCGAGTTTTCTTGTGGTACAGACTGTAGCAAACCAGCAGTGAGGGTCTTGGGATCAGGCCAGAATGCCACCTCAGAGCACAGTAATCTATTGATCGTACCTGATCGACCTGCTGTCTTAGTACCTGCGGTTTCCACATAGAAGGTGGAGTTTGTTGCAACAAAGCGGATCTCTCGTTTAGTAGATGTCTCTGTCTCTATCTTGCCACCCTGAAAGTTATTCAGGAAAAAGTGAACTCGCTGAAACAGCCTTTCTGTACTATCACTATCATGCGCTATAACGACACAGCGGAGATTCTCGTAAGCTAAGCAGTCAAGAAAGAAGCACGCTAGGAAGAGTGAGGAGATACCTTCTTGCCTGGGCTTAGGAATAACGTCACGGCCGGTGAGTTCACTAAGAACCTCTCGCTGTGCGTGGTTTAGGTTAAACGGTACTGTAGCACCAGACTTATTGCTGATCTTGAGAAACTTCTCGATAGCAACCTTGTGTGTGCTGCCGTAGTCATCTGGGAGCCACTTAGCCATTTAGTTGTACGTTCTCTGCCTGGATTAGTATCTGTCGTACCTCAGCTTCTGCTGTACCTGTTCGCTCTCGCTGTTCCCATCCTGCTCCCTTAAACCACATTCCAGCAGCACGCAACCGAAGGTCAGGATTGGATTCATCCTGTAGCGAGTCACGTAGTGCTGATACTGCGGAGGGAGCAAGCTCCATGAAGTCGGTATAGTACCTCTCCATAGCAGCGACGATGACATCCCTAGCGGCATCACTTTGCAGTACGTTTACTACTGTCTGACTGGCGCAACCTAATCGCTTGGCTATATCCTTGTTGCGAAACCCTGCCAAATGCAAGGAGACGATCTCAAGGTGCTTAGGCTTAAGGTTCGCTATAGCAGCTGGGGCGAGAGCAGACTGTTTCTGCTCCAACAGCATACCATTAAACAGCCCACTAGGAAATCTTACTTCTGAGCTGCTTGTATTTTGCAACGATGGCATCAGATACCTTACCTTGTATGATGTTCTTGTATTTCATTCTCTACCTTCCGTGTCGCAGTAGCAAGAGAAGCACAAGTCGCGACCTATGTCTTGCTCCTCCTGGTTTTTAGATTCACCGCATAGTATGCAATGAGTTTCGGGGTCGACCGCCTCTTCCATCATCTTGTCGAGGTAGTATCTCTTCATGAGTCCCATGAGCCTCCTGCTAGAGTTTCCCGTTCCCACCACCATACCACGCCCCGGCCCGCGTGTCAATAGGTGGCGTGATATTATTTACTGAAATCTCTAAACTGGCCTCGTTGTGAGAGTAGATCGAAAAAGGCGTATGGGGGCGAAAGGGGGGGCCACTAATATACTAGGTCTAACATACTAGGAACTAGCACCTTGCATACTAGCACCAACTATACCAGAAACTAGACCCTTGTATCTAGCATGGAAGATGATAGTCTCTTGCTATCAATACATTAATTTTATCTATCAAGCCAGCCTATCCGGTATGTTTACATAATATGTTTATATTGTACTAGCAATTATTTTCACCATACTGGCAGGAAAGGCACTCATCCTGCATCTTTGTTGGTATGGATACAAAAAGAGGAAAAAACTACCAGGCCACGCGGACCCACGGCCCTTGTTATGTCTTGCGGTTTGCTCGCCTTATGTGTTCTCACTATGGTGAAACATGCCAGCTTGCCAATCATGACGTTCTCATGATTTTCACTGCATCATGCAGTTTCGTTGCAAGTTTACTCAGATCTTACTAGAGACATTCTAACAGCTATGTCCCGGCCCTTGTAAGCTGACTGCTATAAGTCTAGCTGACAACATGCTTGCACAAGCTATAAGGGTTTAAGATAGTATTGATAAGCTGGAAGTTATATTGTTGCAGTGTTCCAGACAAATGGGGGGGTAGGGGTATGTAAGTAGTAAAAAAAAATTCTTACAAAAATACCCATACACCCCCCATGAAA